TTATCCTAGATGATATTGAAAAAGGCGAAAAGAACTATTCTGAATACCAAGCTGGTCAGCAAAGAAACACAGTATTTGATGACATTGCTCCTATGAATATCTATGCCCGTATGATATTTGTGGGTACCACTACTATGCCCAATTCTGTTATGGATCAGTTCCGCAAATATGCAGAAGGCTATGATGATCCAGAATTAAGCTGGATTGCAGACCAAAATGTTAAAGTTCATTATTATCCAGCAATATTACAAAATGATAACGGAACTGAAAGGTCTGTTTGGCCTGAAAAATGGCCTATTGACTGGCTTCAGAGTCAAAGACACCTTAGAGACTTTGCAAAGAATTACATGAACCGTCCTGTCAATACTGATGGCACTTTCTGGAGTAATGAGGATATAATAGTAGAGGAACTTGACGATTACGGCAACACAATTATATCTATTGACCCTGCCGTGACCAAAAACAAAGTTTCTGACTTTACTGGCATAGCAGTATTGTCAAAAGGAATAGATAATTTGGGAAAAACTAATATTTATGTCAGACATGCGGAACAAGTAAAAATGTCCCCATCTGAGATAGCGGAAAGAGTCGCTGCTTTGGTTGATACGTATGAGGCTGGGGTAGTCTATGTAGAGGTTAACCAAGGTGGCGATTTGTGGAAAGATGTATTTAAAAATGTGCCTGCAAAATACAGATCAAAGTCACAAAGCCTTTCTAAGCAAATCCGTGCTGGTAAAGCATTAAATTATTATCAGCAGGGCAAAGTCAAGCACACAGCACATTTCCCAGTTTTAGAGGAACAAATGTGGGCTTTTCCAAAAATTAGCCATGAGGACGTACTAGATGCCACCGTATCAGGAATCCTATACTTTTTGGACAACAAAGCAGTAAAACTACAGGCAAAACAAATAAATTACTTAAGGAGTGCTCATGCCTAATTATAATGATATGAAAAAGGCTATAGATCTTATTAGAGATCGTAGAAATCACTATTTAACAGCAGAGGCCTATTACGAAGGAACCCAGTCAGAGATTTTTACCAATCCAAGCTGGTATAGGCTACTTTCTGTAAATGGAAACGACTTTAGATTTAATTTCTGCAGAACAGTCGTTGATTCTGTATTAAATAGACTAGAGGTTGCAAATATAACAGCCAATACAGAAATTGCAAACCAAAAGATCAAGGACATTTGGCAGATGAACGATTTGCAGATAGATGCAGATGAGATCCATCGCCGTGCCCTTGTTTATGGTGATGCATATTCAATTGTATGGACAGACATTAATGGAAATATTACAGTTGATTACAATTCACCATTAACCACAATTATGATTTATGATGATGAAAATCCAAGGATTAAGAAGTTTGCTGCCAAATTGTGGCAAACTGAAGATCCAAACGACTACACAAAGAAAATTGCACGTTTAAATATGTATTATCCAGACAGAATTGAAAAATTTGAAATGTCTGGTGAAATTGAGAATGTTGTATCTGTTGGTGGATTTAGACTTATTGATGTAGTTGAAAATCCTTGGGGCGAGGTCCCAGTATTCCACTTTAGGACTACCAAGCAATACGGAAGACCTGAACACGCAGATGCCTATGGTCCACAAGACGCTATTAACAAGCTAATTGTTACACATATGAATACGGTTGACTACCAAGGTGCTCCACAGCGTTATGCACTTTCTGGTGGTGGTAATTCAGCAGAGTTTGAGGACTTTAATGAAGATGGTACTGAAGCAGAAAACCTTGGAACCCTCAAAAATGGTCCAGGAGAACTTTGGTATCTTAAAGGCGTTACAAAGGTTGGAGAATTTTCTCCAGCAGACCACAAGGTCTTTACTGAGCCAGTTCGTGACTTTGTAAGGTCAATGGCTTCTATTACAAATACGCCACTTCACTATTTTGAAAGAACTGGCAGTGTTCCAAGTGGTGAAAGCCTAAGAACTGCAGAAGCACCATTGCTCAAGAAGGTGGAAGACCGTCAAATTACTTTTGGCTCTACCTGGGCAGATCTATTTAGATTTATTCTAAAGATTGACAATGAGCAAGAACCAAATGTACAGGTTGATTGGCATGCAGTAGAAAGCATGGACAGTCTTGATGCATGGGAAGTGGCTGTAAAGAAAAGAATCGTAGGCGTAAGCCTAGAACAGGTTTTGGTTGAAATGGGCTATGACCTTGAAGTTGCTAGAGAAATTGCTGCAATGGAAAACTCAATAGCCACCATTTCTCAAAATACAAACACAAATAATGTAATGATGGAAGCGACAGGAGGCAACATTGGAAACCAATAATCCAGAAATACAGGAGGGAATAACAATTGAAGACCCAAAAGCAGTACTCTCAGCTCTTGAAAGGGCAAAAAATGATGCAAAAAGGTTCAGGGAAGAAAAAGAAAGCCTATCCAAAGAACTTGAATCAAAAGAAGAAATGATCGCAAAATATAGCGGCAGTCTTCTTAAAGAAAAAGTATCTAAAAAAATCCAAGAAGAAGGAATCAAAGATCCAGAAAGATTACTTAAATTTATCGACATGGCTGCAATATCTTTTGACGATGACTTTGAAATTATTGGATTTGAAGACCAAATTCAAAAACTTAGAACTGAATTGCCAGAAATATTTGATCCAAAACTTAGAGTTGGCGGTCAAGCAGACACTGCAGTAAAAGCAAGTGTTAGCACTCAATATTCTGCAAGCCAATTGCAGGCAATGAAGGTTCTTGGCAAGCTATAAACAGTGTATAATAGTATCAGGTTCATGTCTGATGGACGTTTGGCATGAATAACGAACGAATTAGACGATTCGTATTTTAATTAATATATTTATCTTAAGGAGATAATCAAATGGCTCGTATTGACCTAACTGAGGCAAACGGCTACATTTTGGAAGAGCAGGGATCGTCTGTTATTCAGGCTATGCTCGTTAATTCCGCTGTAGAACAGTTTGCTCGTAGAGAAGCAATGGCTTCTCGCACAAAGTCGGTACCTCGTTTCGTAGCTGACGCTCCAGAAGTTGTTGCAGAAGGTGCAGCAATTCCAGAGGCAGCCGCTACTCTTGACGAAGTAGTACTGACAGCTCGCAAGTACGCTAAGATTTTCCACATTTCTGAGGAAGATGTTAACGACTCGCTAGTAGATGTTCTAAACACTTACAAGACTGAATGGGCTTCCCGTTGGGCACGTAAGTATGACAACGCTTGCTTGGCTGTTTCTGCAGCTCAGGATGGAGATGACGGACAGCCGTTCACATCTCTATACCGTCTGATTGCAATGCCAGCACAGCCTACAAACTACATTGCAACTGGTGGATCACTTTCTTTCGCTGATGTTAACAATGCTCTTGGTATTGTTGAGTCTTCTGACAAGTTTGATGCTGCCAACACAGTGTTTATGGCTCACCCAAAGATGCTAGCTGAACTTCGTCAGCTTACTGGTCCAAATGGTGATTTGGTACTTCCAAATGCACTTGCTGGCACACCTGGAAGCATTTTTGGATACCCACTAGTAGTATCATACGGTGCTGCAGTTTCTGCTGCTGCAACTGATAACCCAACTGGTAACCCACTACTTATCGTAGGTAACCGCCAGATGCTTATCAATGGTATTCGTGGTGGCGTTGAGTCCGTAGTATCTCGTGATGCTGAATTTAGCAAGGATGGAGTTCTGCTCAAGACTCGTGTTCGCCGTGGCTTTGCTGTTGCAGATGCCAATGCGTTCGCAATTGTTGAGAAGACTCCAGCGGCATAAGGGAGGAATAGACAATGGCTAGTAAACTATATGGACAGTTCCTTTCTCAGGCTCTAAATAAGGAGATTGACTGGGATACAGACACAATCAAGGTTGCTCTTCTAACCAACGCATATACTCCTGACCAGGATGCTCACAACTACTTTGATGACGTAGTTGCAAGTGAGGTAACTGGTGTTGGATATACTGCTGGTGGAAACACCCTTGCTAACAAGACCAACACATACAACTCTTCCACAAACGTTATCGTTTTGGATGCAGATGACACAACTTGGTCTTCTTCAACAATTACAGCTCGTTATGCTGTAATTTATGATGCAAGCCCTGCAACCAATGCAACTCGTCCACTTATTGGATATGTTGACTTTGGTTCAGATCAGTCCTCAAGCAATGGTAACTTCACCATTACTTGGGATGCTACTGGTATCGTGAGGATCACGGTAGCCTAATGAACGCAAGGGTTGAGGCAGGTCCGCTTACTTATCACGTAGTTGCCATCGTGAGTGAACCAGTCATTCGCACAGAAATTATTGTTATAAACAGTCACCAGTCTGTGCCCTCTTGGACCTGTCTCTCCCTTGTCCCACTAAGCATTAATGGCCATAGTCTTAATGCAATAAATCCAGACTTTAAAGTAGGTGATTTGGCTACGTCTATATTGGCGTAGCCTTTTTTTATGAGTGCACTTTCAAATAAAATTAATTCCTATGCTCTTGAACGTGGCATAGCATTTGAAGAAACGTTTAGTCTTACCCCTACAAGAACTGGAACAAATCCACTTGGAACATTTACTGCAAATACTGGCACACAAATTACTTATGAATCTGGAATTACACCACTTGGCGGTGATGGTTCATGGAAAATTCCATTGTCAACAACTGTTGCAAATAATGGAAATATTACAAATTCAACAGCTACTACAACTGAACTTTTAGGTCTTTTTGATAATGAATATTCTTTTGGATTTTGGTTTAGATTAGACCAATTGCCTACTGGAACATCTGCCACACCAATTGTCCTTATGACACTTGGAAGTGGAAATAGTTCTGGAATGATTATTACTGTAACTGGATCTAATTTTACTACAAATCCCAGTCAATTACGTTTTGATACTGCCAACAATGTGGTTTTTTATAACACAGCATTAGAGGCTCAAAGATGGTACTATCTTGCAGTAAGAAGAACTGCTACAACGGGCACAAATAATCATCAAGTATATATTGATGGCTCACTTGCTTTTTCATTTACTGAACCTGGAAGCAGTGCAGTAGCTACTTTTAGAGTTGGTCAAACAAGTGCATCGTCAATTAATTCATTTTGGAACATATCAAATTTTTATTTAGCACCATCCTCAATAATTGGAGCAACTGAAATTGGTGAAATTTGGACAACTGGATCAACATCTGGTGCAATTAACATAACATTTAATACAACACCAGCTACTGCTACTGCTTTATCTGTTTTGCCATCAATTTCTGG